CCCGCCCCTGCCCATCGGACGCGGCATGGTCATGGAAGCCGACCTCCCCGACAAGGAACAGGCACCCGACTACTATAACCTCGGCGACACCTCCTCACCCGACATCGCCACCGACCCCGCGCCGCATGAAGCGACATCATTCGACCCGCCCCGTGACACATCGGCAGGCATAGTCATAGACACCGACAACGACGAGGCCCACGGCGATGACGCATGGTAACCCCCTATGCGCGGCATGCCCCTCGGCACTCAACGCACTCAACGGCAGATACTGCAAAATAATAAAACAATACGTCGCGCACATCCCCGTGCCCCGGTGCGGGGGTGTGCAAAAACAACCCTGACAAAAAAATAGACACCCTGACATGAAAGCAATCCAGCCAACCACCGGCGGGCAGCCCGCCATAATACGCAGCGAGAGCATGGCCCTCATCACCGACTCCCTGCCACAGACACACAAGACCAACACCGGCTCGGCCGACCGCTGCAACCGCGCCATCAACGAACTCATCCGCGACATCGAGGCCAACGGCATGAACGACGAGCTCGACCGCAAGGCCGCACTTTACATAGCACGGACCAACGTCACCGTCAAGCAGATGGCCGAACGTCGCTCCCCCTACACCAAGCTCTTCGACCAGATACGCTCGGAGTTCACCAAGCTTGAGAAATCCATCGAACCCGGCATCCAAGGCACGCCGGCCCACCGCCTCCAGCAGCTCCGCGACAGCTACGCACGCCAAGTCCACGAACGCCAGCTGCGCGCACGCAAGGCCGAGGAGGAACGACTCGCCATGCAAGCGGCACGCGCCAAGTACCGCGCCGACGCCGATGAAGCAATCGCCGAATCGTTCAACGCACTCGTCACCGAAAACCTCGACCGCATGTCAGACCTCGTCGCCAAGCTCTCACCCGACACATACCAGGCCGTGCACGACACCCTGAGCTCCATATACGACACCTACCCTGAAGACTGGACACCCGCGTGCAGCATCCAACGTCCCTACAACATATCCGAGCAAGAAGCCGCCGACATACGCACCCAAGTCATCAAGGCACTCACGCCTCGCTTCCGCGAGCAATACCGCGCCGAGATAGAAGACTACCGCGAGCAGCTGTTTCTCGTGCTCCCCTCAAAGCTCGCCGAACTGCAACGCGCAGCCGAAGCCTCAGCTGAAGAAGCCGAGAAAATCAAAGCCGACATGCAGCAGCGCGAAGCCGAAGAGCAGCAACGCAAACAGCGCGAACGCGAAGCCAAGGCCGAAGAGCTGCGCAAGAAGGCCGAACTCGACAAGGCCAACGCAGACACCCTCGACCGATTCGCACGCACATCCGCACCGGCCACCACAGCAGCAAAGGTCACGAAGAAGATCCGCATCACCGACCCGCAGGCAATCCTCTCCATACTCACCACATGGTGGCAGCGCGAAGGGGCCAGCCTCACAGTCGACGAGCTCACAAAGATATTCAAGAAGCAGCTCACATACTGCGAGAAACTCGCCAACAAGGAAAACTTCCTCATCGAAGGCATACACGGCCTCGAATACACCGACGAAATCAAAGCCAAGTAAAAGCCATGAGCCACAACCCCGACCCATACTACGACCGCCCCGAAGTCTCCAACTCCGACCTCACCGCCCTGAAGGAGATACTGCACCCGCGCCCCATCACCGGCGACCGCGAGCGGGCATTCCGCTTCGGCACCCTCGTCGACGCGCTCATCACCGAGCCGGGGCGCGTCAACTTCTACCGGCGCACCGTCGACGACGTACCCTACACCGACACCGAATTCGACCAAGGCATAGAGATGCGCCGCGCCCTGAGGGCCGAGGCAAGGCGCGACCCGTTCCTCGCACGCGTCCTCGCCGAATGCGACACCCAGCGCGTCTCCGTCAACCCCGACCACCGCATACAATACTGCGGATTCCCCTTCTCACTGCCCACCCGCTGCAAGTGGGACTGGTTCTTCACCCGCCTCCACTTCGGCGGAGACCTCAAGACCACCGCGGCGGCCACGCAGCGGGAGTTCGACCAGGCACTCGACCTCTTCGACTGGGACCGCTCCCGCGCATGGTACATGGACTGCGCCGGCACCGACCGCGACTTCATATACGCCATCAGCAAGAAGAACCACCGCATATTCAAGAAGACAATCACGCGCGGCGACGACACATACCGACGAGGACGCGAGAAATACGAGGAACTCGCATTCCACTGGTGGTGCCTGAACCTCACAAACACCGACCCCTCATGACCGACGAAGATAAAAACACCACACCCACGCTGCGCCACAACCTGCGCGTGGAGCCTTACCCCTACCAGCGCGAGGGCATCCTCTTCGGGCTGCGCAAGAAACGCTTCCTCATAGGCGACGAACCCGGACTCGGCAAGACCCTGCAGAGCATAGGCGTGGCCGACACGGCCTCAGCATACCCCTGCCTCGTCATATGCACCGCATCGCTCAAGATAAACTGGCAGCGGGAGTTCGAGAAATTCACCGACAAGAAAGCCCTCGTGCTCGACAACGCCACAGCCTCCACATGGCCATACCTCCTGCGCATGGGAGCATACCAGGTGGCCATAGTCAACTACCAGTCCCTGCGCAAGTATTTCGTATGGGACATCAAGGGACGTAACCGCAAGACCGGCTCCTTCCGCCTCAAGGACGTTGTCTTCCACCCCGGGATATCCATCTTCCGCTCAGTCATAATAGACGAGTCGCATAACGTCAAGGACCCATCCACGCAGCAGTCCATATTCACCAAGGGCATAACCCACGGCAAGCCCTACATCATGCTCCTCTCAGGCACACCCGTCGTGAACCGCCCCAAGGACCTGGTGTCGCAGCTCTCCATCATCGACCGCCTCAAGGAATGGGGAGGACGCTCAGCATTCCTCGCCGAGTACGGAGACGAAGACTCCGACCTCGAAAAGCTCTCCACCGAACTCTTCGACCGCTGCATGATACGCCGCAAGAAACGCACGGTGCTGCCCGACCTGCCCGACAAGACACGCGTCGACCTCCACATCGAGATATCCAACCGCGACGAATACAACCTCGCAGCCAGGGACCTCGCACAGTATCTGCGCGAATACACCCTATGCACCGACACAGACATCCGCCGCAAGATGCGCATGGAGGCACTCGTCAAGTTCATGACGCTGCGCTCCCTCTCGGCCAAGGGCAAGGTGGCGCAGGCCGCCGACTTCGTCCGCACCTTCCTCGAGAGCGGCAAGCAGCTCATACTCTTCTGCTCTTACCACGAGGTCGTCGACGAGCTGAAGCGCATATTCCCCCGAGCCGTCACCATCACAGGCCGCGACTCGCTCGTGCAGAAACAGTCAGCCGTCGACACATTCCAGTCCGGCAACGCACCGCTCGCCATATGCTCGATCAAGGCCGCCGGCGTGGGACTCACGCTCACCGCATCATCCAACGTCGCATTCATCGAGTTCCCCTGGACATACGCCGACTGCTGCCAGTGCGAGGACCGCGCCCACCGCATCGGCCAGAAAGACAACGTCACATGCTACTACCTCATCGGACAGGACACCATCGACGCGAAGCTCTACGACATCATACACCGCAAGAAGTCAATAGCCAACCGCATCATGGCAGCCGACGACGACATACCCACCGACGAACTCTACTTCGACGAACTCATAACCCAATTCCTAAACGGCGATGAAAGTCTATGAAGTCAATCTCAAACTCAGATTTCTCCCTGCTGATCGAAAAGCTGCCGATTATCATGCAGCTCGCCGGGGCGCAAATCGAAAGCACAGACCGACAGGCCTGCAACGCCCTGAGACTCCTCAAAAACTTTCATCAGAAACTTCTAAGAAACAACCCCATAAAACCAAAACATTAAAAATATGAGACTATACGAATGCTCCATCCGCTTCGGCAGGATGATGGAAACCGGCAAAATCCAGACCGTCACCGAACAGCACCTCGTCGATGCCCTCACGTTCACCGAGGCAGAGGCCCGCATCATCAAGGAAAGAACTCCCTACATTCTCGGGGAATACGATGTGGTGGCCATCAAGCGAACGCGCTACATCGAAATCGTGAACGCCCACGCCGACTGCGACAAGTGGTTCGAGGTAAAGGTCAACCTCATCTCATTCGACGAGAGGACAAAGAAAGAAAGGAAGACCGCCGTATATTACATCGTCAATGCCGACTCCAACCAGGAAGCCCACCAGCTCACCGTAGACTTCATGAAAGGCACGCTTGCCGATTACGACATAGCCACGGTCAAGGAGACCGCCATACTTGAAGTCTACCGATATGAAGCCGCAACGACTCACCGTTGAACAATTCCGCGCACTGACCCTAAAACAGGATAAAGCAATGAGCCGCAACAGCAAGAACAAATACGGAGCAAAGAAGACAGGAGGCCACGACTCAAAGAGAGAACACAACCGTGCCTCCGCCCTGCAACTCAAGCAGCGTGCCGGCCTTATCTCCAACCTGCGCGAGCAAGTCCGCTTCATCCTGATACCGTCACAGCACGATGCCGACGGAAACCTCGTGGAACGCCAATGCGCATACATCGCAGACTTCGTCTACAACCTTCCAGACGGCTCGCTCGTCGTAGAGGACACCAAGGGATTCCGCACACCGGAGTATATCATCAAGCGAAAGCTCATGCTCTCCGTGCACGGCATACGGATCAAGGAAATCTGAATGCTACCCTGATATTCAACACAAAAGTACAAACGATAATGAGATTCTGAAAATGGCAAGACCTAAGAAAACCGGCCTCGACTACTTCCCTTTGGATGTCGACTTCTTCTCCGATGAGAAGATGGTTTGCATTCACGGAGAATTCGGTATCAAGGGCCAGGTGGTGGCGATTCATCTGCTATGCGCGATATACCGTGAGGGTTATTTCGCTGTGTGGAACGAAGCGTTGCCTCTGAAAATCGCAGCTGCGACCGGTCTGAGTGCCGACCTGGTGAAGATGATCGCACAACGCTTGGCCAAATGGGGACTGTTTGACAAAGGCCTGTTTGACTCGGATGGGGTGCTGACTTCAGCGGGCATTCAACGCCGCTTTTTCTCTATCGCAAGACACAGGGAGTTTCCGCCGGATTTACCGCACCTTTTAGTTTCTACCGAGAAAACCCAAGTTTCTACCGCCGAAACCCCGGTTTCCAACGTTAAAAACCCCCTAAAGGAAAGTAAAGTAAATAAAAGTAAAGAAAAGGAAATTCCGCGGATAGAACGCTTTGATGATTTTTGGTCTGCCTTTCCAAATAAGCAGAGACGATATCTGGCGGAGATAGCGTACAGTGAGTTAGTCCTGTCTGGAAGTGTTACAGAAGATCAATTGGTCTTATCTGCGGTAAATTATGCAACGTATATAAAAGATTCTGGTGACAAGATGTATCTGCCAAATAATTTCCTGGAGAAATGTGTGTTTAAGGACTATTTGGAAATAAAATCTTCAGGAACGCTAAAGACGGAAAAAGCGAAAACAGAAGAACCGGATTCATTACCGGAAGAGGAGTTGATCGGTGAAGACGAGGAATGGTGGAAGTATGGTCCGAATGGCTGGGAGGAATAGGCATGTATGAATTTAAAAAGCAGGATGCGTTTGATTTTGCAAGACATGTCCATGCGCAGACCAGGGAGCATAATGGAGAGTTATTTTTCCGGTTGTGTCCTTACTGCAATCCGAAACCTTCCAGAGATAATCTCAGTTCATTTTCGATCAACTTAGAAACCGGGCAGTTTAAATGTCTTCGTTCAACTTGTGGAGTGTTCGGAAACATGTTGACGCTTTCCAGGGATTTTGATTTTCCACTTGGAAATGAAGTGGATGAGTATTACCGTCCCAGGCGTCATTTCCGGAAGATAAAGACACCAAAGAAGCCGATTGAGCCGAAGCCGGAAGCAATAAAGTA